ACTGTAGAAGATCCAAACGAAGCCGATGTAACTATAACTACTGCACATAAAGCAAAAGGTTTAGAATGGTCTAGAGTGAGGCTGGCAAATGATTTCAAAATTCCGTCTGATCAGGGGAATCCAACAACTGAAGAAACCAACATATTATATGTAGCTGCCAGTCGAGCATTGCATCAACTCGATGTGAGCAAATGTGAAGCTTGTTGGCCTCACACTTTTGATAAGGCTCGAAAGGTTGCTTATGAACAATGGCAAGTAGATCAAATGACTGAACGTAATATTAATTCTAATTTTGATGAAGATATTCCAAATATACTTGAATTAGGGTTTAAGGAGGGTCATTAATATGAAAAATTTAATTCGAATAGAGTTGATTCACACACATCCAGGCATGAAAATGGAAGATTTCATGCAAGCAATTGATAATACAGGAGGCTGGCCTGTTGGTTATACCTATGTTTCGTTTTATCATGCCTTAGAATATAGTGGCAGGTATTGCCAATTTACTAACAATTACCTTCAAACTGGTTGGTGGACAACCATCTGTCATGCTGATGATTATTATTACTGGAAACTCTCGGAAGAAAAGAAGGGCGAAATACTGAAAGTTGCACGACAGCAGCTTATTCGCCAGCTTAGCTAAAACAATTAAGGAGCCTAACCTATGAACAAACGACAACTCAAGAAAATAATTACACTATATCGAGAAGGCTTATCTTGTGAAATCTGCATATCTGTTATGCTTGACCTAATGAAAGGTAAAAGCACTATTGAGATAGCAATGGCAATTCATGCTTTCTATGAATCAATATTTATTCTAACTGAGAAGGAGGCTTAAAAGGTGATAAAGCGCAAATTCTTGCCAGAACTCCTCGGAATGAACCTTTACCAGACTTCTCGCGGCGAAACTTTTTATGCCTGGAATCATAAACATGCCATCAACAAGCGGCCAAACGAACTGATTTATTTTGTTACAGATACTAATAGAAGAATATTAATTATTAACAAATAACTTAGAGAAATAAGCTATGGAAAAGTTGTTGACAGCTACAATGATTTTCTTAATTGTATTAGTAATTTTTAGTATCTTTTATACAGATAAAAGAATATCTAAATGTAATGCTTTAGGCGGAGTTTATATAAATGCTCAATGTTATAAAGCTGAGTTAATTAACTTAGATAACAAATAACCTAAATTAAAAGGAGAACTTATAAAATGAGAATTATAGGTAAAACAGAAAATGGTTTTATACTAGAGGCATCAAGAAAAGAACTTTCTAATTTAACTGGTTATTATTCAGAATTTGCTGATTCAACAGCAAAGTTAAAAGTAGGCCAACTCATTAAAGTGTCTGAGATGTATGATCAACTTTATACTTTAGCCTCTAAAGCCGATACTATTTCTAGCATATCTAAAAAACTTGCTGAGCTTGTTGGTAGTCTTCAAATCATTGATCCGATCATTAAGGAAGTACTACCCACAGATAAGGGATTAGATTAATATGCATAAAGATAAAATAATAGATTTGACTATTAAGATCCTTTTTTGGGCTGTTATAATATTCTTTGTAGCTAAGGCTGATTTAGAAAAGAATAAGATGATAGCCGAACTGAAAGAAAGAGCAAACCTCGTGCCTGTCGTAACTGTTGATGCTTTAGGCATTTGTAAAGTAGTTCAAGGAGGAAAATCCTACATGTTGATTGATGTTACTAATGAGACGAAAGCACTTGATGAAGTTGTACAAAAAGTTAATAAGGATAAATAAACTATGAATGATCTAAAGCCATGTCCATTCTGTGGAGCAGATGTTCAATGGTGCGGTGATGGCTGGGAAGGATGGGAACCACATACCTGTGATCATATTCATTGTCGTAATTGCAATATGCATTTTGAGTGTGAAGAAGATGATGATACAATTGAGCAGTTTCGTACTGTAATGCTTAAGAAATGGAATACTCGTACTTGATAATTCAATAAGCAGCTAAACTAACGGAGGTATCAATGTGCGAAAGATTACTCGAATACTTCATGCTATTCTTACTCGCTTGTGTAACATTAATTCTTTTTTTACACGAAAAAGTAAAAGCTCTTACGAAAATGATATAAAAATAATGCGAATAGCTAGATTACATATTTGGAGGGTAAAATGAAGACAATAAAAAATACTTTGCTTTTTCTCACATCTTTTATAATCATAGGATTATTTGTACTTCTCATCGATCAATTGTATCCAACACCTCCGATTGACCAAGCAGCTTTGCAACCATTCTCTAATAGAAATGTTATTACAAGTTTGGATAAATAACTTAGCTTTACCTATAGATTGAATAAGTGTTTAAGGATTTTATGAAATAGTAAAAAGGCTAAAAAAATAAAGAAATCTGTTGACAAGGGCGATTCTTTATGTTACTGTTACCGAACAATACCGGATTTTACCGGAAAGCACCAAGGGCCGTAAAAAGCCGTTTTCAAGTCGGGCATATCGCCCATTCTACAAACCCCTAATTAGGAGATTCAAAAATGAGCATGATCAAAGTAGTTAGCAACCAGGCCAGCAGGGAAATTACTGTAACTGAGCCGGCAGTTCTTAACCTCGGAACTATCGAGGAGATGGTACAGGCTCTCGGTGAGGATCTTACCGTGAACATGGTAAAGAACCAGCTGAAGGTCAGTTTCCGCGCAGTTATTCGTCGTAAGCTGGAAGAGAAAGACGACAATAACGAGTTCAGCAATACTGACGAGGCTATCGCAGCCGAGGATTTCAGCGACTGGAAGCCGACCCTGCGGATTACTAAGACTCCCGAGGAGAAAGCTTTGGAAGCACTTGGCAATCTGCCTCCGGAAGTTCGTGATGCAGTTCTGGCCCAGTTCAACAATCGGTAATCAGTTTTAATTTAGTGAGTGGCGAAACTGGTAGACGCCCGAGACGTTAGGCCACAATCGAGAGGTACAGCAAGCTACTGCCAAGGCCAAGAGATGAGGTTAGTAGTTATGTGGAAGTAGACTTTGCCACAGATACAAGTCGTATTAACCGAGTGGATGCAGGTTCGAGTCCTGCATCACTAAAGTTTTTAACTTCTACTGCCGGAAACGCATTGGATAGCAAGTCCATGCGCACCATTCGACCTGAATTGACAGGTATCGCCAGCATGACGATGTTGGAATCGGCTTCTTAATACCAGCTTAGTTTTAGTATAGGAGATTAGAATGAAAAAGTCATTATTGCATGAGTTACTTGCTGTTGAAGGTGATCTTGAAGGGGCACATAAAAAGATTATTGAAGAAACTAAGAATACCTTTACCAAGAAGTCAGATCACTTCCTGGGACAGCATCGACGATATGAAGCATTTATCGAAGACGGTATTGATTATCCAGAAGAAGAAAAAGCAATCGATACTACTGTAAAAGATAAATTATCTCATATGCAGAAAACTGAAGTACGTTATTTTGATGCTATTCTCCAGAAAGAAGCTACAAATCAAGTTGCTAAAGCAGATTTGATCGTAGATGGAATTACACTTGGTACTAACTTACCAGCAACATTCTTACTTGGAATGGAAACAAGATTAAAATATCTTCGAACTGTTTATGAAGCCATTCCAACATTAGCTCCTGGAATTTCTTGGGAACTTGATACATCAATAGGAAAAAACATCTATAAGGCAGCAAAGCCAATTGAGAAACTAAGAACTGAGACTGTCGTAGAACCAGTTGTTTTATATGAAGCAACAAAAGAGCATCCAGCACAAGTAAAAGAAGTATCTAAAGTAAACAATATTGGTAAGTATATAACCAATTCTTGGTCTGGAATGATTTCACCAGCAGAAAAATCAATTTTGCTTGAAAAGATCGACAAACTTATTCGAGCATTTAAAAAAGCCCGTCAGCGGGCTAATACAACTGAAACACTAAACATTAATATTGGAGAAGAGATTTTTAAATTTATTAATAACTAATTTATAAGGGCCAGTGTTAGTAGAGTCATCAGTAGAGTATATATGGCAAAAGTTTATTGACCCTTCAGTATGTTCCATAGAGGAAATAATTATTAGTTTATATCAGATCTAAAATATAACTTGCAGTCATAGGTTCAATTCCTATTCTTGCCTCCATTGATAAGGTAAATAACAACTAAATGTATTTATCTTATTAATTAAGGCAAGGTAACTCAGTGGTAGAGTGGCAAGTATTTAGTTTAACATCTGATATTAAATGAAAATATTATCCTAGGAAAATTTCGTTTGTATACGAAAACAATCCCGGGGCTATAGGAAGGATATCTTATAGCCCCACTTTTTCATTAAGTTCAACGAGAGGATTTCTCAAATGAATTTTTACGAAAAAATAGACTACAGTGCATTATCAACCTATCTCACGTGTCCACGCAGGTTCCTTTTTCAATATGTAATGAACCTCAAACCAGCCGGACAATCCATTCATCTTGTGTTTGGAAGCTGCTGGCATTACGGCCTAGAAGCTACTTATAACATCTTAATTAAGGATTCTTCACCATCTGTTCTTGATGCAACTGAAATCTCTATCAAAGCATTCCATAAGCTCTGGAAGCTTGACGGCGAACCATTTTGGAAGAATGAAGATGCAATTTTCCCAAAGTCTCCCGGACATGCAGCTAACATGTACAAGGGTTATTGGGATCGCTTTCTCGTAAGTGATGTAAAAAATCGTTCCATCCTGGCTGTTGAAGCACCATTTTCTATTGACCTATCTGTAAAAGGCTTGAAGCTGCCAAATTATATTGGCCGCATTGACTTAATCTTTTCCAGCGGTGACAACGGAATCGATATTCTCGACCATAAAACCGCTAAAGCTATCTACTCTACGACACCACAAACTTTTGAAATGTCATTCCAGTCAGACGGTTACTTAACCGCTGGCAGAATTTTTTATGATAAAATCCCAACCATTACTTATCGTGTAGCTCTTTGCCAGAAAAGCAAGATTGACTTCGTCCCAATTACGATCAACAAACGATCCGCTGCGATTGAACACTTCCTGTCTGATCTTTGTCATTATGCAAATGAGATTCAGCATAACTTAAACCTACTTGAAGAAGATAAAATCAACTGCCGAGAACGCTCGGATGTATTGCAATCCTTCCACAGGAATCCAGGCTATGCTTGTACGACTTTTAGCTCAGTTTGTCCTTATTACGATCTTTGTCGGCTCCGAAATAATCCGCTTCATTGGATGGAAAAGGCGCCTCAAGGTTTTATTTATTCTGAATGGGACCCGGAACTCCACGAGGCAAAGACTAAACAGAGATTGATGGAGGTGTAATTATGTTATTTCCAGGAACTGCAAAAGGATTTTACATTACTATGGCAATTGCAGCAATTATTATTATTTTAGTAGTAGTGTTTACTGATAATTATAATTGGTAGATAAGGTTGGAGATTTAAAATGTTTTAAAGAAATGCTAAACAAAGGTTGAGTGAAGTCTAAGATTACTATCATTTAAAGGAGTTTTAAATGCAAACATTCACCATATCTTACAGAATTGAACCTGGAGATTCTTGGAGAGACAAGAACAGTATCAATATCAAAAGCAATCTTGCAGATGATAAAATGCTTGAATGTAAGCTCTCTGAAAGTCTTGTAGAATATCTCAAAAAAGAAGCTGCTGTTCTTGAACCAGATAAATTAATCCTAACCATTGCTGAAGCACAGAAACGAGAGATTCAGACAGTTCTTGAAAGTATGGACGATATGGCTGTTCAAGCAAAAGTTCATGCTGACAAAGCATACGAAATTCTCTCAACTATTTCTAACGAAGCAGAGACTAAGTATGAAGAGATTGAAAAGAAGTTCTCAGATACAGAAAAACGTTTTAAAGATAAGATGCTTTCAACCTCTGAGAGTATCAAAACTCATATAGAAAAACTCTCTGCTGTTGAGGAAAAACTTACAAAAATTAACAATTGGAGTCTGGAAAAGCTAACTGAAAATTTAAAACAGTTAATTAAAATCATAGAGGCTGATCCTGAACTTGTTAAGCTAGTTTTGGATTACAAGAAAGCCTAATTAATTCATTTAAAGGAGTTTTAAATGATTAATTACATTATTATTTTAATGTCTGGAATAACATTAAGTTTATTTATAATACTTATTATTATACGTATTAATTTATATATAGATATGCATATATTAAGTTAATAATAACATATAAAGGATTTTTAATTATGAAATTAATTATTCCAATACTTGATGATCCACAAAAAATTGATAATTTTCATATTGGTACAATGATACAAGATTTGGAACAAAAAATTGCCAATCAATATTTTGTATATCCAGTAATGTCAAATAAGGCGTATGAAAGTTTTGAAATGGATGATGGATCAATTAAAAATATTTATCATGTTGTTTTTGGGTATGTAACTAAAGGGAGACTGTCAGATCTTGCTATTGTTTATACC